AACAAATAATAAATAATTTAAAAAAAGTATATGAAAAAAGTTGTAAGATTTGAAAAAGCACGTTAAGATATACATGGATTATCACGATTACGTTTTAGATGATGTAATTTTATGCTCTGCTTGTGGTACAGTTGCAGTTGATATACACCACCTTACAGGACGTGGTATTGGCGGTTCAAAGAATAAAGACTTTATAGAAAACCTTATAGCTTTATGTAGAAGATGTCATATAAAAGCAGAAACAGATAAAAACTTTAACAATCAGCTAAAAGAATTAAATAAAAAAAAGCATAACAAATGAAAATAGAAAAAGTTAAAATATCAGAACTAAATCCTGCTGAGTATAATCCTAGAAGAATGACTAACAAACAATATGAGGACTTAAAAAACTCATTAGAAAAATTTGGTTGTACTATTCCAATAGTAATAAATTCCGACAAAACTATAATCGGTGGTCATCAAAGAGTAAGAATAATGAGAGAAATGGGAGCTGAGCTTGTACCAGTAGTTAGAGTAAATCTATCTAAAGAAGATGAGAAAGAATTAAACATAAGGCTAAATAAAAATTCAGGGGAGTTTGATTTAGATGTATTAGCTAACAACTTCGAAGTAGATGAGTTAAAAGATTGGGGTTTTAAAGATATTGAGCTTGGCTTTAATATAGATAAAATAGAAGAAAAAGAAGAAGCATATACCAAAAAAATAGAAGCTCCTATTTATGAACCAAAAGGAGAGAAACCTATGGTAAAAGACTTATACAATGAACAAAAATCATTAGAGCTTTTAAAAAAAATTAAAAAATCTAAAGTTAGTAATGCAGAAAAAGAGTTTTTAATAATGGCTACATTTAGGCACGTTGTATTTAATTATAGTAAAATAGCTGAATACTATGCACAATCAAATAAAGAAATGCAAGAATTAATGGAAGATAGTGCTTTGGTAATTATTGATTTTAATAAAGCAATAGAAAATGGATTTGTTAATTTGTCTAATGAGATTAGAAAACAATATTTAAAAGATAATACAAATGAATAAAGATTTTGCAGTATTTATTATGGTTTATGGCAGACCTGAAAAAAATTGGACTTATAAATTGTTAAGAAAATCAGGTTATACCGGAAAAATTTATTTAGTAGGAGATGATTTAGACAAAACTATAAATGATTATAAAAAGAAGTATAGAGATGAATTAATAATTTTTGATAAAAAAAAGGCAGCTTTAAATGTAGATACTGGGGATAACACAGAAGATTTTAGAAGTACATTATTTGCTACAACTAAAATTTTTGATTTAGCTAAAAAAAAAGGAATTAAATATTTTTTTATTATGTGTGATGACTACACAGAGTTTACTTATAGATTTGATAATGACTTAAATTATGTTACTAATAAATATGTAAAAAATTTAGATGTAATATTTAAAAGCATGGTTACTTTTATGAAAAACAGTAAACAAATATCTTCTATTGCTATGGCACAAACTGGAGATTTTATTGGTGGAGAAAAGGGATCAATGACTTCTAAAGGGGGAATAGTAGTTAAAAGAAAAGTGATGAATACTTTTTTGTGTAGTGTGGATAGGGCTTTTAAGTTTATGGGTAGATTAAATGAAGATATAACCACCTATGTAAATTTAGGAAGTAAAGGGTTTTTGTTTATGACTATACCACTTCTAGCAATAAATCAAAAAGAAACGCAAAGCGCAAAAGGTGGTTTAACAGAGGTGTATTTAAAATATGGAACTTATGTTAAATCTTTCTTTTCAGTAATGTATAACCCATCTTGTGTTAAAGTTAACTTAATGGGAGAAACTAAAAAAAGATTACATCATAGGGTTAGTTGGAATAATGCAGTACCAAAAATACTAAAAGAAAAATACAAAAAAATATAAATTAAATTTAATAAAATGGGCAAAAAAGAACGTACACTAAAAAAAGATACACTACTACAAGCATTAGAAAATAGCTTAGGTATAGTATCTACAGCTTGTAATAGAACAGGCATAAGTAGAAGTAGCTACTATAAATGGTATAAAGAAGATGAGGAGTTTAGACAAAAGGTAGATGAAATTGATAATGTAAAGCTAGACTTTGTAGAATCAAAGCTATTTAAAAACATAGAAAACGAAAAAGAAAAAAGTATTATATTCTACTTACAACACAAAGGACATAAAAGAGGATATATACAAAGACAAAATATTAATCTAACATCTAATGAAGAAGATATAAAAAAGATTGAAATTGAAATCATTGAATCTAAAGGGAACAGTAGTCCTACAAAAGAATCTTAATGCTAGTACAAGAATTGTAGTTAATCAGGGTGGAACAAGAAGTAGTAAGACGTATTCATTAGCTCAATTAATAATACTTAAAGCGTTACAATCAAAGGGAAAGGTATATACTATTTGTAGGAAAACACTTCCTGCTCTTAAAGGAACTGCCTATCGAGATTTTTTTTCTATATTGGAAAGTCATAATTTATACAATCCTGATAATCATAACAAGTCAGAACTTACATACAAGCTAAATGGAAATGAAATTGAATTTATTTCTGTGGATATGCCTCAGAAAATCAGAGGTCGTAAAAGAAACATACTTTGGTTAAACGAAGCTAATGAGTTTAGGTTTGAGGACTGGGTACAGCTTTCATTAAGAACAACAGAAAATATCTATTTAGACTTTAACCCCTCAGATCCTTATAGTTGGATATATGACAATGTTATAAATAGAGATGATTGTACTTTTATTAAATCAACTTATTTAGATAATCCTTTTTTACCAGAAGAAACAATAAAGGAAATTGAAAGATTAAGAGATTTAGATTCTAATTATTGGACAATTTATGGCGAGGGGAAAATGGCTGCTCCAACTGAAACTATATTTAGACAGTTTGAGATATGCAACAATATACCAACAGAAGCAACTTTAATTGCATTAGGACTTGACTGGGGATTTAGTAACGATCCAACAGCAATAGCAGAAGTATATAAACTAAATGATGATTTATACATTAATGAGTTGTTATATGCTAAAGGCTTAACTAATCAAGATATTGCAAATAAGCTAAGGGAATTAGGTATAACAAGGCAAACAGAGATAATAGGAGATAGTGCAGAGCCAAAGAGTATAGAAGAAGTACACAGATTAGGGTTTAACATAAAACCTGCAAAAAAAGGAGCAGACAGTATTAATATGGGAATTGATGTACTTAGAAGATACAAGATACATATTACTAAAAATAGTGTAAATGCTATAAATGAATTTAAGTATTATAAATGGCTTGTAGATAAGAATGGTCAAGTAATAAACAAACCTGCTACTAATCAACTAGATCACTTGATTGATAGTATTAGGTACGTTGCACTAAACAAACTTACAACAAACTATAGTGGTAAGTATTATATATTATGAACAAAAACAACAATTTTATATTTATAACAAATGGCTAGACAAAAATTTGAGGTTACAGTACCAACGGAATGGAAAGATATTACAATAGCAGAATTTCAAAGGTATTTGCAAATAGCAAAGAGTAAAAGAAAAACAAGAGATGATGAAATCATTGCTTTGTTTTGTAAGGTAGATAAAAACTTAGTAAAAAAGATAAAACTAAAAGACAAAAACATTTTAGTAAATAAAATAAACAGTTTTGTCAATAGTGATAATAGAACTAAGCTAGTTAAAAGATTAGAGTTTAAAGGCAAAAAATATGGCTTTATACCTAATCTAAGTAAAATAACAACGGGAGAGTTTGTAGATATTGAACAGTATGGTAAAGAGATAAACGAAAATCTACATAAAGTAATGAGTGTTTTATATAGAGAAATAGATAAAGAGGTAAACGAGTTTTATAGTGTAAAGCCTTATGATCCTGATGAGTTAGAGATAGATAAGTTTAAAGACTTACCAATGAGTACAACACTATCTGCGATAGATTTTTTTTTTCGTTTAGGGACAAACTTATTGGAAGATTTAAACAATTATTCGATGGAAGTGATGAAGAAGAACAAGGAAATAAAACCTTAGCTGGTAAATGGGGTTGGTATAACGTGATATTTGGATTGAGTAATGATAATATACTAAACATAGAAAAAGTAGTAAAAACAGAAATAACATTGTTGCTAACTTATTTAAGCTATCAACAAGACAAAAGCAATATTGAAAGAAACAATTATAATCAACATAAATGATAACATATAAAAACATAATAGACGATTTTAACACAATAGCAACTAATCATTTTTTGATTAACTCTTTCCATAGTGGAATGCTAGATGAAGTTGATTTAAACAAGCTAGATCAATCAGATTTTCCTATACTATATGTTGAGCCAGGAAATACTAACATAGATAAAGGTGTAATGACTTATACATTTACTGTATTTACAATGAATTTAATTAAAGAGGATTTATCTAATCGTGAGGAAGTATGGTCTGAGATGTTACAAATTATGCAAGATATTATAGCTGAGTTTAGACAAAATTTATCAGT